AGATAAAGAAGTTAAGAGAAATAATAACTGTTAAATTATCTATTAAAACAAATGACGAACTTGTTACAAGTTAAGGATACAGAACAACGTACAGCTTTAAGGTCATGGGCCAAGGCAGGGTACAGAGGTTCTGTAATTGCAGGGACAGGTTTCGGGAAGAGTAGAGTTGGGATTATGGCAGTCGGAGAGCTATTGAGAAGGAATGAAGGGAGAGGGCTAGTATTAGTCCCAACCAATCAGCTTCAAGATCAGTTCTCTGATGAGTTTACAAAGTGGGGTTATGACGATGTACTTGATAGGGTAGACATTCTATGCTATCAGTCAGCATGTAAATTATCTGGGGAGGCTTATACAGTCACTGTAGCAGATGAGGTACATCTTGGGCTAAGTCCTGTCTATCGTACAATCTTTACTGAGAATACTCATAAGATGCTATTGTGCATGACTGCAACTCTCCCCGAAGAGCCTGAATATCGTACTCTCCTTGTCAACCTAGCTCCACCAGTCTATACAATAACTCTTGATGAGTGTGTGGCCAAGGGATTGGTTGCCCCTTACAAGATTAATTGTATAGCTGTGGAGTTAACTGAGGAGGAGAGAAAAAGTTATAAGACTGCTAATAACATGTTTGTGCACTACAAGTACAAGCTTGGGCAGTTTGATGCTTTCAATAGAGCTAATCAGATTCTTGCTAGTCCTAGTACATCTAGTGCTGAGGATAAGAAGAATGCTGCTATGTTTTACAAGGCTATCAGAGACCGTAAGGATATAGTCCAGAAGGCTCATAACAAAATTCTTTATACTGCTCAAATTGCTAAGGCTTTTCCTGATAAGAAAATACTTACGTTTGGCGGGAGTAATGAGTTTACCGATGCAATGCATGAGGAGGTTACAAATGAAGGTATCCCTGCTGCTCGTTATCACTCAAAGCTTAAGAAGAAAGAGAAGGATGCAGCTCTTAAAGACTTTAGAGATAGCACTGTAAAGGTATTATGCTCTACTAAGGCTCTTAACCAGGGCTTTGACGTACATGATGCTAACCTAGGTATTATCTGTGGCCTTGACTCAAAGGCATTGCAGATGATTCAGAGGGTAGGCCGTCTCCTCAGACTGTCTGATAAGGACAAGGTTGGGGAGGTAATCATTCTGTATGTCAAGGACAGTCAGGAACAAAAGTGGCTGGAGAATGCTATCAAAAATTTATCTAACATTAGTTGGATTGATGATATTTCTTCTTATATTTGAAAACGATTCAGTATAGACAGTATAACAGAAATCTTTATGATCATTGAAATTGATACTGAAAGGCTTACTACTCTGTGCTTAACCCCAAATGAGTATGTATATCTGTCCTTATTGAAGAGTGGCCAGTTAGATTCGTTAAAGTTAAATGTTGATTTAGAGTTATTGCAAACCAATGGGTGGGTAAAACTAGGGGAGGATGACGAGGTTACATTGAGAGATAAGTTTGATTCATCAACTATCTCAGACTTTGGTCAGATGTGGCATGGTCTCCTCTCCCGGTTTCCCCTCAAGGTTATCAATCAGGGACAAGTTCGTATGCTACGTGCTAAGGATCCAGACTCTAAAGCAAATGCTAAGTCAAAAGCCAAGTACCATAAAATTGTAGGGACTGATAAGGAAAAGCATGATAGGATTATCAAATGCTTAGAGAGAGAACTAGACCTACGAAGGAAAGGGAATGGCTTAGGGTATATGCAAATGCTAGACACTTGGATTAACAATCACAGCTGGGAAAAATACACAGACACTAATGACACAACAGAGCCTGAATCAAACACAGGACGAATCACCAGAGCTCTCTAACAATCTAGACGAGACTTTAAAAGAGTTTCGTCACATCTCAAAATCAGTAGACAAGTCAATCGAAGAGATCAAGCTAGCTAAGCTTGGGAACAGGACTGTCTTCCCTACTGGATGGGACAGATTGAACAAGAACTTACTCGGAGGTTTGCAACCTGGGAAATTGTATGTAATTGCTGGGAGACCAGGTGTGGGGAAGTCAGCTTTCTCAAACCAGATGGTCTTCGATCTTCTAGACAAGAATAAGGATAAGAAACTCCTGCTCCTTTATTGGAGCTTCGAGATGCCAGACTATCAGCAGATTATGAGGGCAGCAGCTAACGATGTTAAGTTGCAGTTCTCAGAACTCTATAGTATCGAGTCCCCAATCTCTGACCAGAAGCTCACCGACTATGAGAAGGCTGTAGACAAGTATCGGAAGTACCCGATATTCTTCTGCTCTATTCCACAGAATATGGTTAAAATTAAAGAGGTAGTAAACAGGGTGAACATTAGATTCCCACAACACACAATAATCAACCTCTTCGACCATTCAAGACTTATTCTTGGGACAGAAGATACCGAGCTTCAGAAGCTTAATCAGATTTCTAAAACCTGTATGTGGCTGCAAGCTAGGGTAGGGGTTATCAATATCCTTTTATCACAGCTTAACAGGAACATAGAGCAGGAGTATCGTGCTAAACAGCAGTATCAACCACAGCTAACTGACCTATTCGGGGGTGACTCAATAGGCCAGGATGCTCACGTTGTTATGATGCTGCAACGTCCTTATGATTTGTATGGGATTACAGATGCCTACTGTGGTGAGAACCCAGTCGGATTACTAGCCTGTCACATAGAAAAGAATAGGGATGGACAGCTAGGCATGATACCCTATGAATCAGATTTATCAACCTTCTCGATTAAAGAGAGACCAAAAAAGTAAATTAATTAGATGGAGTTAACACTGCCAACAGAAAAAGTAGCAGTAGCTAGGAAATCCCCAAGACACATGATCCTTTACGGACCACCAAAGATTGGGAAGACTACTGCTATTGCTAAGCTAGACGGGTGCTTAATCATAGACCTAGAACAAGGATCTGACATGGTTGAAGCACTCAAGATTAAGGTTGCTAATCTTGCTGAACTCTCCCAGGTTGGGAAAGCCATCATGCAAGCTAAAAGACCTTATAAGTATATTGCTATCGACACTCTTACCCAGCTAGAAGTATGGTGTGAGAGTGAGGCTAAGGAACTGTACAGACAAACCCCGATGGGAAAGAACTTTGACCCAGATAATAAGGGATTGTCAGTGCTGTCTTTACCTCAGGGTGCAGGCTATCTGTATCTTAGAATGGCTATTAAGAAATGGATGGATAGACTAGAGATGCTCTCTGATCATATCATCTATATCGGCCACTTAAAAGATAAGATGCTGGAGAAGAAAGGCAAGGAGGTATCTGCTAAAGATCTCGACTTGACTGGTAAGATTAGAAACATTGCTTGCTCTAACTCGGATGCCATAGGCTACGTTTATAGAGATGGAAACAAGACAATGGTTTCATTCGATTCCAGTGAGGAGATCACTGCAGGTTCTCGTTGTGAACATCTTAAGGGTCAGGTTATGGAACTTGACTGGAGTAAAATTTACATTGACTAATTAAACCAGATTTAAAATGGCTATTGATGCTACAGTTGCACAAGAAGTTGCAACACAACCAACCACAGTAATTACTGTATCCTCAGTACTTGGGGACTTGAATAATGGCTTAGACAGAGCTGCTATTGCAAAGAAGTACAACCTTTCCCCAGCGGAAGTTACAGAAGTATTCAAACACCCTAAACTTAAGGGACTACGTGCTCGTCGTAAGATGACTCGTATCTCTATTGTTGACGATACAGTTAGTAATCCTGTAACTATTCCTACAGTTGCTCCTCAAACCACTGAGTTGGTTACTGACCCTAACCAACTGGATCTGTTAGACTTGATTGTTGATGCAGAGGCAGAGATGTGAAGGGATAGAGATATTGTTTATAAAATGTATTACCGTTAAAAATTATTAAAATGGCTATTCAATCGAATAATTCAGAAGAAGTAGTAGCAGGTGGTGGGATAACCCTATACACGGGTATTGCCCCTGTTTCAGTAGTTGCAATTAACCCTAACCTCAGTGAGCTGGTAGACCTAGGGATTAATCTTAAGAACGAACCTGAGTACAAGGTTACCTTGAACGAAGAGGAGTATACTAAGATGACATTCTGGGTGAGATCAGACGTACCTGGTTTGTCTTTTACAACCAGATTCGAGATTCTAATGCAGGATAAGATCCGTACATCTAAGGATGGGGCTAAGTTTATGTGGTCTAACAACATCGGTCAGACTACATGGAGTGCTGATGTCCCAGCTTATGACTGGTGGAAGAACCCAGATAAAACAAGAAAAGCTTATGTTGGAGAGGATACTTTGATTAGCTTTGTAAAAGCATGGGCTAACGTATCAAATGGTGGAGAGGTATCATTCGATACTATCGACAAGATTGTTAAGGGAGACATGAAAGAAATGCAAGAGTATGTGAAGATCCTTAAGGATAATAAGCTTCGTGTTCTTGTAGGTGTTAAAGACGGAAAGTATCAGACTGTTTACAATCGTCATTTTGGGAGGTTAAAGCCACAGAGAGACGATATGTTCATCAAGGCTTTGAATGAGGACTATGGTTCTTTCAATGCTGAGTACAACAAGGATCTTAAGTTGCAGGTTTATTCCCCAACTATGATCGAGGCTGATGCTCCAGTTGCTGCTCCGGCTGCAGCTGATGATTGGGATGTATAATCTGGTTTTGTGTTTAGTGTGTGTATATTGTTATTGATTACTGAGGATGGGGGCAAACGAGCCCCCATTTTCTATTTTTGTAACTTATGATACAGGTACGAAAAAGTGATGCTTACTTAGATAAGGATTCTGTGCTATGCAGGATATCTGAGTATGACATCTTCAAGTTCTACTGTCACACATTTTCGAAATTAGGTGACAAATTCTGTAGCGAACTAAGGAGAGACAGATCCCCAACATGCTCGATAATCTACTACAATGGTAAACTATTGTATAAGGACTTCGGGAGTGGGGAGAGTCACGACTGTTTTAGTTATGTAGCTAAGAAGTATAGCCTTACATTCATAGAGGTGCTTAAGGTAATAGATGCTGACTTTGGTCTTGGACTGCATATCGGGACTACGACTAAGGCTGAGATGGCTATTACCTATGGGGATCAAATACTTGAGGAGAAGAGATCTACTATCATCACAAAAAGAGCTAGAAAATGGACTAACGAGGACATTAAATTCTGGGGAAAGTTTGGGATAGATGTAGAGTTATTGAGTAAATTTGCCGTAGAGCCGATCGATTACTTTTGGATCAATGAGGTTCGGTATAGCTGCCACACTCTGGCTTATGCATATAATATCAACGGGAGATATAAGATATACAGGCCGTTGGAAACAGAGGGTAAGTGGTTCAGTAATACTACTAAAAATGATATCCAGGGCTTTGGCCAATTGAAAGACAGTGGGGACATTGTCTTTCTTGCTTCATCACTTAAGGATGTTATGACTTTAAATGCCATTGGCTTTGAAGCTATAGCAATGCAGAGTGAGATGCAGATGCCAACCCAGAAGTTTGTCGATCATCTCAAACAACGGTTTGATTTAGTTGTTGTGCTTTATGATAATGACTTTAATTCTGATACAAATCCAGGCCAGACTATGGCTAACAAGATCTGTAATACGTATCAGTTAATCAACGTCATCATACCTGCCCACTACAAATCAAAGGATATATCAGATCTTGTAAAAGATCATGGTATAGATTATGCAAAAAGAATAATAACCATTCAACTCCCATAAATGACTGATTCTAAGTATTATACGGACCCTGATGTCAGGGAGAAGGTAGACGAGATACTAAAAAACTGTGCAATGTTGTTCAGCAACCTAGGAACTTATACTACTTTTGATGTAAAAGATATACGAATTGCAAAACAACTAGAACGAAAATGGCTAGACGAAATACAAGAACTCGATCCAATACTGTACGAAAGACTGGTCCCAAAAAAGGGAGCAGAGGCAAAATAAAGGCTACCCAAAAGGTAGTCGATGGCATACAGTTTAAGTCAATGTTGGAGGTGTTCACGTATCGTAAGCTATTAGAGTATCAACTTAGGTTCGAGTACGAGAAGAAAAAGTTTGTAATTATGCAAGGCTTTGAGTACCCTGAGTGTTCTTGGGAGACCAAACCTAGTGGGGATTATGAGGATAAGGGTCATGGAAAGGTCCGTGATATCACATATACCCCCGACTTTATAGGATATGATTCGAAGGGTAAGATAAAGTGGGTTATAGAATGCAAGGGATTTGCTAACGATAGATTTCCAAACACATGGAAACTGTTCAAGCAGACTCTCATTCGAGAGGGGAATCCTGTCCCACTTTATCTCCCTAAGAATCAGAAACAAGTATTAGAGTCTATCGAGAAGATACTACTCTTATAATCAACAATTTAACTAATCAATTAGAGCTCAGGTAAAACTGGGCTCTTTTTATTTCAAACCAATGAGTATTAAAACTATTGAAGATAACTACATTGGGATGGATAAGGGTTTGGCTAAGAGAATAAATAAAGGGGCTGAGAAGCTAGTCTTTGATATCCTGCAGTCAACTCAGTACTCCACCCCAATTCCTTCAACCGTCAGAGAGCTGGTAACAAATGCCTGCGATGCTCAACGAGAGAAGGAGATTGCTATTGAGATTCTTACTGGGGTTAAACAAGCATCAGACTACTACATCACCAGAGATGGGGAGCAGTATTCAGATTCTAACTTTGACCCTAGCTACTATGATCTTGCTAAACTTAATATCACTAATAACCATGTCGAAGTTGTCTATCAGCACAACGAAGGGGTTGGGTATTGTGATAAGCTCATCATTAAAGATTTTGGTGTGGGTATCGGGGCAAAGAGATTAGAAGGTATTTTAGAATTAGGCTATTCTACTAAACGTAACACAAGTCAGAACTTCGGTGCTTTTGGCTTGGGTGCTAAGGTAGCGCTGTCAACAGGGGTAGACTTCTACACCATAGAGACGGTGTACAATGGCAAGAGGTTCAAAGCAAACTGCTTTAACTACAAGACTGACTTTATCATCCCCAAATTCAATCTTGTAACAGGGCAGATCAATCCTAGTATTACTTTGTCAGACGGATCTATTGTATATTATGAGGATACAGCAGATCAGAACTGGACTCAGGTAAGCTTTGGAGTTAAGTCTCACAACTCATCTAGGTTTAGAGAGGCTGTAGAAGAACAGCTCAATTACTTAGATAACGTAAGATTCTATGAGCAAGTTGGAGAAGGTCATCTGATGGAGAGAGAATTCAAAAGTAAGATTATCTACAACTCTAAGAACCTGATTGTTTCTACTAATAACTATTTGAGAAAGCCTCACATTGTTATTGTGAAAGAAGCAGGAGCGGCAACTGGTATTAACTATGGCTATGTGGATTTCAGGGAGCTAGAGATGCAGGATCTGTATGGTGCTGTAGGCTTGAAGTGTCCTGTTAAGCAGTCGTACATAGATGATAACGGAGAGGAAGTAATCTTACAAGACGGTGTGGAAGTAACTCCATCACGAGAGAAGGTTATCTGGAGTGATGCAACAAAGGCTTTTATTCAGAAGCTTATTGATGCAGCAGCTGACGAGGTAACTGAACTAGTGGAGAAAGAGTTGTTAGAGACAGACTTTCTTAAGTGGTTGGATACTTGCAGACAGGTTATAGGGGGAAGAGCAACTAATAAACATTCAGATGACCCAAGTGAAAGAACCCTTGCAATCTTATCTAACATTATTGATACTAAAGCAATCAAGCCTAAGTATCATCCTAATCCGTCTATTAAATTTACTAGCATTCCGTCAACTCTTAATGGCTTTTCAGTAAAGATTCATAATCAGAAGCAGAACCGTTCAATGTCTAATTTGAAGATGAAGACTGAGTTCGAGTATACTTCAGATAAGATAGACCATTGGGATCAGATTGGAGATAGGAAAGTATTCTATCGTACTGGTAATGCTAATAAGTATAAGGACTTCTATTTGTACAAGCAGCATGGTCCATTCATAACTATTAAGAAGACTAATCTTAGTTATTTAGAAGACCAGATAGCTACTGTTGCAACTAGTGATGTTGCTCATTACCAAGCTGAGTATGATAAGAAGCTAGCTCATCAGAATCTAATAGAGCCATTGATTAAAGCATCGGAGTTGTATCTCAATTATGATGAGATTAAGCTTCCTGATAATATCAAGGAGTTGTTCGATGGTGCTGAAGAAGCAGCTTCTGTTGAGTCTAGTGGAGGAAGTCTAACCCCAGAGGAAAGACGTAAGCTTAACTCTCAGATTGTAGCATACACTCTTCGTCCTGATAACCACAGAAATGCTGGTAATCATTACTACGACTATGTATGGGATAAAGTAGAGCCAACTCTACGTACAGTAATTAACAGTACAATCCCTACTTACTATGGTACTGACGAAGATGCAAATAAACTAAAGTTAGCAGCAGCTATTCTCAAGAACTTTAACAAGAACATGGGTAAGTTTATTACTCATAAGACAGGTTCGTATTGGTATGGTGTTCCTTATGGTGATAAAGGTGATACTTGTTATTACTTCGAGTGCTTACCTGATAGATGTCAAGATAGGTTCTTTCAGATGGTAGAAGGGGAAGACTATAGTGGTCAGACTCAGTTGCTAAAGCTTAGTGAATCTAACACTAAACATGTTAGAGACTTACCTAATTACAAACACATCGATGAGTTCTTTAGGACTGTAGATGCTGATGGTAATTACACTTGTCATCATGCTGTTAAGGCATTTGCTAACCACGTATGGGCTAAGCAGTTCCCAATTTGGGAATATTTTGGTTCTTATCGTGAATCCTTTGAGTTAGATTTTATAGATGATAGATATAACAAGATATATCGACATCTTATATCTATTTATCATAAGTTCAATTCTATTGTATTCTATGGCAATGATGCTGTAGTTGTAGATTTTCGTGATGAGGTAACTAAACTGTTTGAATTCGAGACGTTATGTGCAGCTGACATATCTGATGATATGAAGGCTGAATTATCTGCTAAGTATTTCGTTCTATCTGACATCCCAGGAGTTAAGGTTTTGGACCCTAAGTTCATGGAGCTTGTAAGATTTGCTGATGAGTTTGCTAAGGATAGCAAGTTCTTCTTACCACATAATAATGGTAGTGGAAAGGAATATGAGGAGCAGGTAAAAATCTATCTGAAAGCCGTACAGGCATTGGAAATCCCAATTCCTGAATTAGATTAATTCGTATCTTTATCGTAAATTATTTAATCATGATCAATATCAATGTAATTGATGGAAGGATTTGTGGTTCCTATGGGGACACACCCTTCTCTGTACAGTTCACACCTGAGCTGTATGAAAAACTAAACAAACTTTCTGAGCTAGCTAACGAGGCTGGTTCTATGGAGGAGTATGCCAAGTTCCTCGAGGAGTTTGGGATGAATGCTACAGAGGATTACTCTGAGCTTATTCAAGATAAATGTGAGTTTATCTTTGTT